AAAAAGAGGCGCCTTTAATCCAATTCAAATTAAAGATGGTTGGATTGTTAGACTTCACAAAGATGGGCGAATTGCTGAGCGGATTGAAAAATATCCACCTGAGAAGAAAAAATGACAGCCACAGTTCGAGTGCCGTTAGAAGTATTTGAAACCTGTGATAGATGTGGAGCCAAGGCTAAAGTCGGGGCATCATTTCTAAGCGGAGAACTTTATTTCTGTGGACACCATGCAAAGACATTGCAACCTCACTTGATTGCGAAAGCGATAACTATTTATGACCCTGAACGATATATGGAAGAACGAGAATCACTCGGCTGATTGCTACCGAGTAATCCCCGTTCCTAATCCAACTTACTTTGAGTCCCGCGTAATCTGCGTGTGCGGATTACAGGGCTTCGATAATCGTAGTAACTACCGAACTAATAACAATAAGAACGAAACTACCCAAGAGGGTAACGCCCCACAAATAGCGTAGTTCAGGGAACTTTGCTGGTGGACGCTTCATCTTAATTGTTGGCTTGTTTACAATCTGACTGAACTTTTGGTCAATCATTTCTTGGTTTTCTGACATAGATTCCTCTCATGTTGTAAGGATATACAACTAGGGTTGAGGATACTACTTTTTAGTTGAGTTGGCAACCTTACGCTTTTGCTGGTTGAAATAAATAAATGGGGCAGATGTATAGGCGTCATTGTCAGCGCTTATCTTGAGAGCCTTAGATAGCGAGGCTCCAGCCGATAGCGCACCGATTCCATAACTAGAACCCGAGCCAACACCGTAGAAACCTTTTGAGTCCAAGCACACCGAGAAGTCATCGGCTATCTCAAATATCTCTCCACCAATAGCAACAAGAAAAGAGAACTTTGCCTCATCATCATCGGAGTCCCATTTGTATTCGTTCTCTTTGAAACAGGCTTTAAGGGACGGGACAACTTTGGCAATCATGAAATGGTAAAGGTCATTCCAGTCTTTAGCCGTAGGAGTTGGCGGAACCCATATATGTTGAGCAATATCGCAAGGCGCACATTCTCCAGCACCCGCAATTATGTAATCGCCTTTCTGACTTATCTTCACCATCTGAGGATGGTTAGCAGTTCGACCATTGCCAGCGGTCACTTGTGAGTCAGCGCCTAGAGATACTTTGTCGGGATGTTGAATAGCGAGGATTGTTGTCATTATGCCCCGCTAAGTTTTACTCTGCGCTTTTGGTCAATCTCATCTTGAACATCGCCGAAAGTACGACCAGCCAACTTCTTATTGAAATGGCGGATGTTGTTGGCAGGTATGCCGATTTTGTTGCTTGGCAAAGTAATAGCCAATAAGTCGCTTGCATCTTGACTTGAGTAACCAGCATCCAAGATAGCGACATCATCAGGAAAGACTTCAGCGTGGCGGTCAGTCTCTTTGTTAATCAGGTGGTCTTGCTTTCCGCCCATACTGTAAAGGTAGCGAAAGTTAGCAGGGCAGTCAGGCTCTACAACTTTCTTAAATAGCGCGACCTCTTTTGTGTAGCAGTAGAAAGTTACCTCGGGAGTTAAACGAGCAATCTTTAACCATAGGTTGAGATAATCTTCAGAGAAGAAATCTCCAGCGTCGTGAATTCGAATGTGCTTGCCAATCATCTTTGGCTTTTGCACTTCAGCCAACATCTGCTCAAACCATTGCTCGGGATAGTTCATTACATACTCGAGGTTTTGGATATGACGCGAGCGCACATTGCGAAACAGATAAGTGCCGTTTCTTGCATAACAAAAACTCGCACACGCACCCGCTTGAGGACACACATTAAAGTTAGAGCCATCAGTTAATTTGATAGCGAAAGCAGGAAGAGTCCAGTTAAAGATTCCGTCAGGCTTTAACTCGCTGTTTTGTGTCAGCAGTTTTTTTGGTGGATTCATAGCACCAATCGTAACGCTTAGGGTTTTACAACCTCGGTTTGAACCGCCATCAATCCTAGCGTGGCGTTTTTCCATACCTCGGGAGTTCCCGTATCAGGAAGGTAACCGCCAGCACCGCCGAGAAGAATCGGCAGATTGTAGAACTGTTCACGGATAAGGCGCATCGAGTTGAAATATCCCTCGGGTGTATACATGAGATTCGATAGTGGGTCATCGGCTAAACCATCTGCACCACACGCAACGAAAATCATTGTAGGTTGAAACTCTTCACACGCTTGAAGGAATCCCTCGGTAGCGCTGAGTAAAGCATCATCACCTGACTTTGCGGCGAGCGGGAAGTTGTAAGCACGATTCTTCCAATCGCTGAGTAAACCCGTGCCTGGGAAAATTCCATACTCATGAACTGAATAAGTCAGAACATTCTTGTTGGATTTGAGAAGCATCTCAGTACCGTCACCATGGTGAGCATCGCAGTCAAAGATAGCGATTCGCTGGTCATACTCATTCGTCGCTTTAGTTGCGGCGATAGCAAAATCAGCAAAGACGCAGAACCCGCTGGCATAGTCACGCATCGCATGGTGCTTGGCACCAGCGAAATTAACAGCAAGCAAAGTTTTCTTATCAAGCAAAACATCTAGGGCAGTCAAAGTACCGCTCACAAACATCTTGGCTAAGTCGCCTAAGTCATGGCGTTGTCCTACCCATTCATCGCACTCACCGCGAACAGTCACATCAAAGACATAGCCCATATCGTGAACTAGGTGTAGGTCATCGGTTGAGCATGGTTCAGGTTCTATCTCCCAAACATTTAAGTGACGCTTTTGTGATTCCAGCATGACTTGATTACGAGCATGGAGAAACCTTCGCCCTTGAGTTGGATGCGTCTTGTCGAAAATCCAATTCGCATACTCAGGCGAATGAACCAAAATTGCGTGTTCCATTGTTACTCCTCTCTCGTTATTAAACCCCAGTTTATTCTGTTTCTTTTATTGTGTCAATGTCCCAATGTTTATCTAAGCCGAATCGTGTTTCAGCAATTTCATAAGCATGGTCTTTATCTTCAGCATTGATGGGTACAACTTTTGTCCTAATTAAATGTATCTCGAATTTAGGACTCATTTTCTTTCCTTCAACACAATCTTTGCGGCGAGAAGTCTTTGCTCGTCCTCGGCTGTATTGCGCCACGGCAACATCTGAAGAGCCTTGACCATGTTCTTCAAAGCCCAAGTTGGCTGGTTGCCAACAATCTTCTTTGCTTCTTCGAGTGTCATGCGTTCACCTCCGCTTTCTTCAAAATAGACCAAACAGTTCCGTCAGGCAAAGTTCTAATTTCTGCCTCTAATGTTTTGATGAATCCAAGGTCAGCGCAAACATAAGCGCGACCATCAATCTCGACCTCATCGCCTATTGAAAGAGATGTGTGAGTTCTAGTTGGAGATAACAAGGATTCGATTTTCTCCCATAGATTGATTTCCGCTAGTGAAGCGCCAAAGTCGGCAAGTTCACCTTGAAGATTCGTCACTCTGTAAATTGCCTCGCAGATTCTAAAGTCATCGCTGACTTGCTTTGGCAGTTCTAGTTCAACGCTACTGATGAAGCGTCCGCGTTCAGGCTTATCGCCAAACGCTTTCCAAGTGATTTTGATTTTAGTCATTACGCACCTACCTTTTCTCCGAATTTAACATTTCTGAAGCAAGATGCTTTGTAGGCAACTTCTCCAACATTTTCAGGGTAAACACCTTCTACGGTGCCTTTGTTAAAGTATTGACCTTTACGCTTGAACTGACGAGTGACTGTCCATGTGTCATCCCAAGCCAAGTAAATCTCAACGCTGTATCCATTTGATACTGGAAGAGTTATTGTGCGAGTTGCTTTGCCATCATTTGTGCGCCACACAACGACGCGACCACCTGAAATGGCAAAAACATTTTGTATGCCAATCTGACGCAAAAGTTCGTCATCATCAAAGGGACGATATTTGTCCCAACTGTTCTCTGTCATTTTGTCTCCTCTCTAAGACAATCTGAGTATATCACAACTAGGGTTAGTTATTCCTGTTAATTCTTACCTGTGACACAGGAATTCCGTTAGCCTCAGCAAACTTTCTTTTTGCCTGAGCCAAGTTCGAGCGCTTCTCTTTTGAATCAGCAGTTAAGTCCAAGAAGGCAATCACATTACCGAAAGCCTGTGCTAACTCTTTGTGGTCTGCTGAAGCATAGATAGCCAACCATTCCGCCGCCCATCTCAAGTCAGATGCGCTTGGAGCCTCTACCTTTACCTCACCACTTGCCAAGGCTCTTTCAACTGTATCTTCATCGGCTGACACAAATCTGTCGCCGTAACTCCAGTTCTTGTAATCAAGACTCATTACTTGAACCTCGCAATCTTCAATGCGCTTTGAAATTCCTTTTCGAATTCAACCGCATAACAAGCCAAGCAAACGCCTTTTGGAAAGACTTCCATCTTTTCAATGGCGACCCCGCATTTCACGCACTTTTCCATTTCGTCCTCCTCTCGGACATCTCTGAGTATACCAAACGGGGGTTAATAATGCCAGCCGTGATTATGCCTAAACCCGTGTCAAATCGTGGCGTGTCGCGTCAGAGTTGAGCGGGGCTGGCTCAACTTTAGGGATATTTCATAACCCCCATTTGGTATAATGGGTAATGAGAGGAGGACTTATGAGAATCATCATCTGTCCAGTTTGTAAAAAGGAATGGCAACTAAGAGGTGGCATGGCATTTCAAAGCCTAGGACGCCACCTGAGAGAAGAACATCAAGAGAGGAAGGTCGCCTAATGGCTGGAAGTAAGCCGAGGGATAATCAAAGACAACGCCTTTACGACGCACAAAGAGAGGGAGGCTTCTACAAAGTTGAGGGCGACATGACAATCAAAGAGGCTCAGAAATTTGTAAACCAAGTTTTATCTCATAAGAGAACGAGAACACTATTTGAGAAGTACCGATTCCAGTTTAGTAAATATCCATCCAAGATAATCGTGGAGGCTGGAAGTGGTAGCCATGCCACGATGAGATACCGAGACTGGGAGTTGGTGCGATTGATTCGATTGACCAAGGCTGGTCGAACAAAGTTCACCATTCTTCATGAAATCGCTCATCACATCACATGGGGTCATGAATCCCATGGCGCCGAGTTCGCCGATGTCCTGCTTCAATTTGTGACAAGGTATCTCGGTAAAGAAGAAGCCGATAAATTAGCCAATGCCTTTCATAACAAGAGGGTCAAGGTCATGACTAAATCAGGAAAGCCTCGAGTGCCAAGAAAGCGAGAAATTACATCCGCTAAACTTGTGGCATGAAAAAAGTCCGAGACATCTTGAGCCGTATGGTTGCGGTCTTTACTGTCGGCGCTCTCGGAACTCTAGGTGCTGGTGCTGTCTTTGGTGTTGATGAGATTATCGCTTTATCAATGGCTGGATTGCTGGCAGTTGCTTCAGTCGCAGAGAGATTAGCCCGTGAATATCTTGATGACGGAAAATTAACTATCGAAGAAATCAACGATGCTTTTAATCCGTTGAGTAAAAATCAAGATGGGATTTCTAGTCCTTCGAGCGACGAAGAGGGTAAGTCAAAGCCCAAACGCCAAGCGTAATTAAAATTGCGTTACCGACGATTCCCTTAGCGGTTCCGTCAAGAACAATCCAAGCAACAAACATTCCTAGTAATGTCCATAGTTGCCCCATCATGTCGTTAATAAAGTCTTTCAATTTGGTCTCCTATATCCAATGCCACCGATTGCGGTAGCCATTGTAGTTGTAGCGATATTGCCAACGATTGTCGCGGCAATAATTGTCTTGGTTGCCTCTTCTCTTTCTTCAGGTGACATATCGGCACCAAGGTTTCCAAGAGCAAAGATAAGTTGAGCAGGTGATTCAAAGATTGCTTGAAAAATTGCGGCTGGAGATACAAGCAGTTCTAAAGCATCTGCAACCTCAGCAGTAATGATGACGGCATTACCATCTTCGTCAGTTCTAACATCTACTGGGGTCTCGGCTGGAAGGTCAGAGAAATCAAGACCCGCTTCTTTCAGAGCCTCGGCAGGTATGGCTGGAGCATCAATGAATTGAGCAATAATCGCAGTCGCAACGATTTCCTTTTCTGCTTCAGTTAATTTACCATCAGCGTTGGCATTTTCAACTAGAGCCTTTACTTCCGCAGAAGTGACAGTTCCATCTTGTAATATGTCTTTCAATACTTCGGAGGTGTCTAATGGTTCTGTGGACGGATTTTCTTGCTCTTGCGATTCTGACTGTGATGAGTCTGATTGTTCTTCGGATTGCTGGTCGTCAGAAACGGGTTCATCAGTTGTTGTTTCGGATTCATCAGAATTCTGTTCATCTTCGTCAGGTACAGATGTATCGTCGGATTGAGTTGGCTCTGAAGATTCTTCTTCCGTCGGTGTGGATTCTTCTTCTGATTGTGTTGGTTCAGTAGATGGTTGTGGTTCAGGTATTTGATTTGTCGGGTCAGTTTCCTCTTGGGTTTCAGAAGGTTCATCCTGAGATTCTTCAGAAGGCTGAGGCGTTGGCTCAGGCTCAGGGACGGGAGAAGGTGTCACTTCAGGACTTGGACTTGGCTGAGGTTCAGGGGACGGAGTGGGAGTGGGTTGAGGCAAAGGAACAGATTCAGGTTGCGGAACAGGAGTCGGCTCTACCGCGGGGGTACCGTTTGGATTCGGAGTTGGGGTTGGTTCGGGATTGGGAATCGGTTCAGGTTGCGGAGATGGAATTGGGCTAGGTGTTGGAGATGGTGAAGGTTCAGGTGTAGGTTGCGGAGTTGGTGTTGGTTCGATGGAAGGAGCAGGTGATGGCGAAGGTGTGGGTTCAGTTGTGGACGGCGAAGGTTGCGGGGTCGGTTCAGGTTGAGGAGTCGGAGTTACGACAGGTTCAGGGCTTGGAGACGGTGAAGCCGTTGGTTCCGATGTTGGTTGAGGTGTCGGAGAAGGAGTGGGCGATGGTTCCGACGGTGTTGGTGAAGGAGTCACCGTTGGTTCAGGTGTCGGACTTGGAGAAGGCTCAGGACTTACAGTTGGCTGAGGCGATGGTTGAGGTGTTGGAGCCGTGGAGGGACTAGGTGTGGGCGTTGGTTGAACAATCGCCTCAGCAGTTACAACAGGAGCAACATAAACTCGAGTAAGACCCGCTTCTTCCAAAGAAACAACACGACCATCAGGTAAACGAACACCAGTTCTAGTTTGTAATCCCGCTTGAACATTTGAAAGATAAGTAATAGTTAAAGTGCTATCAGGATTGATTGATGCAGTTACCACGATTGTTGAAAGTGGATTGGCTGAAGCATTTTGACCAAAAGGGCGAACCGCTAAATCAACTTGGAATCCCGCTTGGCTTGAAGTAATAATTAAATGCTCATCAGGCGCTCGCCATCCAGCAGGATAATTATTTGATGGATTCGGATTGTTAGGGTTAAGAACTACCCAGTCATAAGCATTGACTGAAATTGAAGGTGTGTTTGGAAAAGTGGCGTAATTATTATCTTGCTGACCAAAAACAATAGTTGAGTTTGTAGTTGCATAAACAGCGTTGTAAGTCGTACCTTGAAAATCAATCGCAGTTGGTAGCGCTACTTGATAAGAGACATCATCGCCTCCACAGGTATTTTGGACGATTACTGGAGCCGAGGTAGCAGTAGCCGTATCGGTTGGATTCAAGACGGTAGCCGAGGTTGAGGCAGTAGCGACGGATTCAGCCGTGGTCACGCAGGAGGCTGAGGCTGAGTCGGTAGGCAGGAAAGTCCACCAAAAGACCAAGGAACAGATGGCTAGGATGCGGAATAAACGCAATTTTGACCCTTTGAACAGGGGTCACGGGGACACGGGGACACGAATTAGGGCTAATTGTACCAATCGCCAAATTCATGCTAAACTGGGGTTGTAAATGAGAGGAGACCCAATGAGCGTGACAAAAGAGTTCGCGGTCAAGATTGATACAGAGTTATCATCTTGGTACGACAAGCGTTGGTCTTTAGTCAGCAAGTTAGAGAGTGCTGAAGATACAGTTAAGTTTTACGAAAAGTATTACCCAACTTCAGTAGAAAAGATTCAAGAATCTATTGAGAAGGTTGCAAAGATTAAGTTAGAAATCGGCAAGGTCAATATCGAGATTGCAAAGTTAAACAAGATTTACAACCAAGACCCATGGACAAGAGCGTTCTTAGTAATCAACAGCAACGGTCATGTTCACAGTTCAATGGATTGCAATACTTGTTTTCCAACTACTCGTTACAACTGGTTAATCCAGTACAGCAATGACGATGAGAAAACAATCGTTGAGGATGCTGGTCAAGATGCTTGCACAATCTGTTACCCAAGCGCTCCAGCAGAAGTTTTGAATCGCCCATCACGAATCGTGACAGCGGACAAGATTGCTAAGGCTCAAGCAAAAGCAGAGCGCGATGCAAAGAAGGCTGAGCGAATCGCTAAGGAAAAGGCAAACGCTCCAACAAAGAGCGGTGAGTTCCTTTACTTCAAGGATGGAAAATACACAGAGGTCATCAAGACAGAGCGCTCAGCGGTTACAGAGTGGTTCAACCTTCAATGGAGAACAGAGGTCGTGACTCATTACTTTGACGGCAGACCACACAGCGCTGAATCAATCTTGGAGCAAGAGCAAAAGATTGCTAAGAATAAAGAGAAAGCGGACATCATCTGCCAAAGTCTTGCTGAGAAGAACGGCGTGTCATTTGACCAGCAGTTGAAAATACTTCAGAATAAGTACAAGAAGAGGGGGAACCAATGAACCAAGTAGAAGATTTAATGGCTCAGATAGTCGCTGAACATAGCGAGCCACTTCATCCTGACCTTATTCCATACATGGAAAGAAGCAAGGGTGAATGGGAAATGTTGCGCCATCCACTTGTTTATCAAGTGCCATTCCGTTCAAACGGTAGCGCTAATGCTCAGTATGCTCACAAGTTAAAAGCAGTCAAAGAAGCGCTTGGCTCTTGGAATTACAGTCAATATGTATTTCTACATGAGCGCCCATACAGAGTTGAAGCCTTCAAGAAAATCGAGAAGCAATTAGGCGATGTGAATTACTGGCAGATGCTTACTCACATTTGGGTAGATACAGAAAACCAGTATGCCTATCTCAATGATTGGAAGAAGTTACTTTCCGCAGACCGTCGAGACCGTCACTACATGATGAATGAAGAGGACGACAATATCTTGCGCTCGCTTGCTGATGAGGTAACTATTTATCGAGGTTGCCAAAAAGGATTAAACGAGAACGGATTATCTTGGACACTAGATAAATCTAAAGCAGAATTTTTTGCCAATCGATTTGGCAAGAAAGGAATCATCTTGGAGAGGAAGATTCCAAAGTCAGAAATCGTGGCACTACTTACAGTCCGCGGTGAGACAGAAGTTATATGGGGGGTTAAATAATGAAATGTTCTACCTGCAATAGCGAATTTAGAATTACCTTTATCCAAGGTAAACCGTATTGCTTTAGATGCGAGGCAGATGCTTCACTTCAGGCTTACGGTGTAGTTCGACGAATCAAAGAGAGGACAGCATGAACGAGACAAGTTACATCGAGCGAGTATGTTCGAGAAGAGGAGTCCGCTTGAGCGCCAAGGGTCGAAAGTGGGCTGAGAACGCTGAGGGCATCGCCTTCGTATTTTTTATCCTGCTTGCTTTTGGCATTGTGGGGTCAATAGAGAGCGGTAGGTGGTTCGGATGAATCTACTATCACGCCTAGGGCGAAACAAGCCCCTACGGGTCTCTGAAGGCTCATTAAGGGCAATTCGGCGAGCGCAGTTGGACAAGGTGCTATCTGAAGAGGCTGATAAGCGACGCGCCCGTAAAAAGGCTCAAGCGTTCAAGTTGAATTCTTAACCCCAGTAGGGTATACTTTGAATTGTCCGAGAGGAGGACATGAAATGACAACTTCAGTCATCGAGAAGAAAAAGGCTCTTACAAAAACTCAATGTAAGCGCATTTATGCTGAAGCATACGAGGCTGGTCTTTTGGCTGGCAAAGATGCTGACACTCCAAAGTTTGTAGTTGGTACTCCAACTACTCCACTTGGAAATGATATTGACTTCAAGAAGAAAACTTATGTCCTTGAGGGTCTTTGCGGATTCGCTTGGATAAACATTTCTCCAGCGAGAGGTGCTTTTGTGACTTACTTAAAGGCTCAAGCAATCGCTGGAAAAGGTTATTACGGCGGTTACGAAGTTTGGGTTCGTGAATTTGGACAGAGCATTGACCGTAAGAGCGCTTTCGCTGGTGCTTTCGCTGAGGTTCTAAGAAAATACGGAATCAACGCGAGCGCTGGAAGTCGCCTCGACTAACTAAAAGAATTCACTCCGTCAGTCTCTTCTTAGATTGACGGAGTGAGTCGCATAATCACTTAACCTTTCAAGGTTATGCGTCGGGTATCATTTCCTACGGGTACCCAAGTTCGGTGGCGTAGTAGCGCCTGTTGCGCGTCCGTCCTCTCTCTAGCGTAACTTTCATCGCTCCGCCACCGAACGCCCAACTATTGACAGTCATTCATCTTCATGATGTACCCTTAAATCAGGTTCGCAAAACACCTACTAGCCAAAGTGAGGTCAGTCCGATACTGACAACATAGAAGCGTTACAACCAGTAACGACTAAGTGTTCACTCCTAACAATGGAGGAATATGCGATTCTATGAAAACATCTTCAAACCAATTCCGAGCATCATCTTCGTTCTTGGAATTATCATTATCAATCCGTTCCACATTCCACCTGACCCAGTAGCGCAAGCAAGTGAAGCGCCAGTAATGAAACCAATACTGGTCGAGCGCACACCTGAAGCATCTAAAGAGTTCGCCCAAAAGCGTCTTGGTGCTTACGGTTGGGATACACCTAAGCAATGGGAATGTCTCCTGTCGCTATGGACTGAGGAATCAAACTGGCGCCCTAATGCGTATAACAAACAGCCCGTATATCAAAACGGGGAAAAACTTCATGCTGGTGGAATCCCACAGATACTTGGATTAAATCCTGACCTTACGGTTGAGGAGCAAGTAGAGCGCGGACTCATTTATATCGAAAGTCGTTATTCCAATCCTTGTTCGGCGTGGCGCTTTTGGGAAAGAAATTTTTGGTACTAACCTCCCTGAATGGGAAATCAAGAAGAGCATAAGAAGCCTTCAGCAATAGACGATGCGCTCGCCGAAATCGGGCGCATCGCCTTTGTTGAACCAGCAATTTGTACAGGATGGGTTCTCGTATCCGAATGGATGGGAGAGGGCGACAAGGATTACTGGACGCTCACACTTGCAGACGACCAAAATCCTGATTGGCGTCACCTTGGATTAGTTCATCACGGATTAAAAAATTGGGAGGGCAATGATGATGTCGGACTCAGAGACAAACCGAGCGAAGAGTGAAGAAGAAAGAATCAAATTACTCAACGAGTTAATTAGGGAGCGATTCGGAGATTGGGCGACACGCAAAGATGTTCCAATCACCAAGAATCAAGAAGTCTCAAGATAACCTTTATACATGGGTTCATTTACATCAGAAGCGCCGTGTCGGGAAGCCGACCCTTGGCTCTTTGACCAATTCAATTTAGATTTAGCACAACCCGCATTAAATTATTGTTCTAGTTGTATTTTTTGGACAGAGTGTGAATCTCTAGTACAGCCTAAGCCTAATTTCTATGATGGAATTGTTGGCGGCAAGGTATGGCGTAATGGAAGAGTATTGGCTAAGTTAGATGCCTCTTCCCCCCATCGCCTACTTGTCGGAGAGGAACTAGATGCAGAAAATTATGATGCCTTGGAAATTCGAGGGAGCGAGTTGTTGGGGCTTGGAGACGGATTACTTTTTTCCCGAGAAGAATTTGATAACAGAGGAGAACAAACAAGTAAAGAAAATTTGTAATGGATGCTATTGGAAATCAGAATGTCTGACCTATGCGTTACATTACAAAGTAGTCGGCATTTGGGGTGGAACATCTACTAAAGAACGCGACAGAATGAGAAAAAAACTAAACATAATCGCCAAACCAATAACGAATGAGAGGCATATAGCATGACAGCAATAGCAATAGCAGGAAACCTAGCCAACGACCCTGAGTTGCGCTTTACCCCTAACGGTAAGGCAATGGCAACCTTCACAATCATTTCATCTAAGTCACAAAAGAAACCTGATGGCACTTGGGAAAATACCGATGTCACTCCATGGTCAATTAAGTGCTGGAACAAACTTGCAGAGAATGTTGCCGATTCTTTGAAAAAGGGAATGGGTGTAATTATCCAAGGAACAGCAGTATGGGAATCTTGGGACGATAAAATCACGGGTGAGAAAAAAGGCAAGATGACCGTGACCGCTTTCAATGTTGGTGTGGATTTGAAGCGCCACATAGTTCAGGTAGTTGATGTCCGCCGTAATGCTGAGGGCGATACCGAGGTAGACCCTTGGAGCGCTCCTACTTGGAAGAAGGAACCCGAGGCTCCTGAGTCGTTTCCTTTCTAACCCTGATGTAGTATTATTAGGGTTAATAAACTCTCGAAAGGGGTTGTAAATGGCTTGGACTGATTTCTTCACAAAGGAATTAAAAGGTTCAAAAGTGGTTGTTGATTCCAATGGCAGACCATTTGTATCTCAAGAAATTGCTCCAAAAGAGTATGTTGAGATTGAACTAAACATTCAGCAAGATGCTTTGCCATACAACATCTATTTCCGTCGCTTTGATGCTATTGGTGGCGAATTAGAAAACCGTCTCTTTGCTCAGGTTGGCGATAGAGATTTGGCTTTGAAGTCTGCGTCTGCAATTACTTCCAAAAGAAACAACTCTTTTGAGTTGGTACTAGACGGAGAATAAAAAGGCTAAATTCGCCTAGCGGTATAATCGACGGGTGTACGATAACCTTTCACCCAATAGTGAAGGTGTCGTGTCTGTTTTAGGGGCTTTCGCCATCCAAACTCATGAGTTGTTTTCAGAGTTAGTAAAGGCGGGATTCAATCAAGAACAGGCAGTCGCAATCGTCGTAGGATTAGCAACCAAAGAGTAGAGGGTTAGATGGCTGAGAAAATAACGCCCGACTTGCAGGAGTTCGGCTCTACTGGTCTGCGTCGTTCAGGCGGTACGGTTTACGAAGAATTTCTTACCAATCTCCGCGGACAACGCGGTGCAAGAATCTATCGAGAGATGGCGGACAACGACCCGACTATCGGCTCAATGTTATTCGCAATCGAAAAAGTTATTACTCGTCTTGAGTGGCGCATTGACCCATATTCTGACGATTCTAAAGATGGAGAGATTTCTCCTGAAGATAAAGAAGTTGCGGCGTTTGTAGAATCTTGTCTACACGATATGAGCGAGTCTTGGGATTCTGCTCTATCTCAAATGCTTTCAATGTTGGTCTTTGGTTATTCATACCACGAAATTGTTTACAAAATCCGTGAGGGAGATAGCAACGACCCTCAGCGTAAATCTAAATTTAATGATGGTCGTATCGGCTGGCGCAAAATGCCTATCCGCGCTCAAGAAACTTTATTCCGATGGATGATGGATGAAGATGGCGGAATTCAAGGAATGGTTCAAGTAGACCCATCCTCGGGCGGTATCCATCACATTCCAATCGAGAAGTCTTTGCTATTCCGTACCAGTTCACAAAAGAATAACCCTGAAGGTCGCTCAATTCTTCGTAACGCTTACCGCTCTTGGTATTTCAAGCGCCGCATTGAAGAGATTGAAGCAATCGGTATTGAGCGTGACCTAGCAGGTTTACCAGTTGCCTATGTGCCACCTGAGTTTCTTTCATCTACCGCGACAGCCGAGCAAGCATCAGTTCTAGCAACTATTCAAAATATCGTTACATCTATTAAGCGTAACGAGCAAGAAGGAATCGTCATGCCTTCTATGTATGACGACCAAGGACATAAGGTATTTGATTTAGTTCTTTTATCTTCAGGCGGTTCTCGTCAGTTTGATACAGACAAGATTATCCAGCGCTATGACCAAAGAATTGCCATGTCAATTCTTTCCGACTTTATTCTTCTTGGCTCTGACCGCGTTGGCTCTTATGCGCTTGGAACTTCTAAGATGGATTTATGGTCAATGTCAGTTGATTCAATCGCTAAGAACATTGCTGAAGTAATAAATCAACACGCTATCCCACGCCTATTAAAACTTAACGGCATGGATGTTTCTCGCGCTCCTTATCTAACATACGGTGAAGTAAGCCATGTTGATTTGAATGAGATTGCTGGATTCGTCGGTGGCTTAGTACAAACTGGCGCTATCGTTCCTGACCCTAAGTTGGAAGAGTATCTAAGCGACTTGGCTGGTCT